CCTGTGACAATTATAATATGAATCTAGACAATACCGATTGTATTAAATACGGTCTCAAATTTGATAAAGAATCTCCTTACGGCCCTACTATTATCATTTCTAATTTTGACAACTGCTTGTGCAAAATAGAACCAAATAATATTTCTTCTAAAAGCATAGAAGATATTCAAAAGTTAAAAGAATACATGTTGTTTTGTGGAAGTGTTCTAGAAAAAACACATCAATTTTTTTATAACATGAACATTCAGTATGATGACAAATATGCACAGGAAACCATTAATTTCTTGTATAAGACAGGTGTATCAGATGACAATAATATAAACAATGTTTTAAATGATGATTTAAATAAAAAAAATTATTTTTTAGATATGTTAGAGCGAATAATGTTTATAGCAAATTCTAAAGAAGAATATTATGATTTGGCTGAATATTTTGCAAATAACGATCAATGTCTAGCACAAGATTATCCAATTGAGAAGATTGTTTTAATGAACGATATTGAGATTAATTCCACGGGACCACAGGGTCCAACGGGAATAACGGGACCACAGAGTCGACAAGGAACAGCTGGCGCTACAGGGCCAACAGGTGCTACGAAGCCAACAGGACCAACGGGTGCTCAGAGAACAGCTGGCGCTACAGGGCCAACAGGTGTTACAAGGCCAACAGGAATGAAAATTCTATACTTTAATTATGGCGAGTTTGAAAGAACAGTAGAAAGGGATTTAAATTTTTCTTGGTTTTCTGCTTATAAAGAAAACAATCAAAATCTAAAAAATACATTTAACATTAAAAAAGATATATCTATTGTTAGTGATTTTTGCTCACGAACTAATTTAAGCAACAATTGTTTTGAAAGATACTTTTTAGATGATCAGCTTATGCCTGATTATGATAACAATTTCAATAAAAAAATAAGCACCATTTGTGATGAAAGAGCATTGGAAATACAAGACAAGTTGCTGTCATCAAATAAAGAATTGTATGTTATGTGGTCAGGTGGTATTGATTCAACAGCAGTTCTTGTTTCTATTTTGAAAAATTTTAAATCAGAAGCATTGGAGAGAGTTGTAGTTTGTTTGAATTATTTTTCTATTGTTGAGAATCCAATGTTTTATTTGAAATATATTAAAGGGAAACTAAAGGTGGATTCAGTATCAAAAAAATATAGTTTAGATAGTGATTATATTTTTGTTGATGGTGAGCCTGGTGATTTTCTTTTTGGTTCGGAGTTTTGTTTAAATAAATTCATGCCAAAATATGGTGATTATGTTTATAAGGATTGGAAAAACAATTTAGATAAGATAAAGGATGTGTTGGATAATGATTGGTTAATCAACAATCAAATAGAAAATTTTACCAATAAAAATGTTCCAGTTAATACTGTTATGGATTTTTTCTGGTGGATAAATTTTGATAACAGATGGTCAGTAAAATGTTTTAATAAGATTATAAGTCGGTTATCGTATAATGATATTAATACTAATACAATAAAATCAGTTATGGAAAATGGTATAAACTTTTTTAATACTGTTGATTTTCAAAAGTGGGCCATGTGTAAAGATGTAATAGAACCAAATCATATTAAAACACATATTGATTATAAAATGCCATTGAAAAATTACATTTTTGAGTTTGACAATAATAGTTATTATCTTGAGTATTATACCAAACTCAATTCAAATTCAAATTTTCCAGTTTACTCGTTTGATAAACCTTTAATAATACACACTGATCACAATAACAATTTTAATATCATTAATAGTAATAATATATTAAGTTCTAAGTTGGTGTTTCAGCAAGCATCTCTATAACTGTTTGATTCTTTATGTTGTTTTCAAAGTTGTAAGTTCTTCGTTGTGATTGATAGTTTTTAACAGTAGCATCATTCTTGTATTCTTCCCACACTTCCTCTGAAACAAAAGTCATTGTTGTTGTTCTTCTTGAATATTGTTTTGATTCGAAGATAATTGTGTCATTGATCATTTGTTTGTTTTCAATTTTTTTAGTATCAACATAATTTGTTTGCAGATATGCAGTAAACTGATCATCAACGTAAAAATTTACATTCACAAATTCAGCGTCCGTTGATTTTATTGCTGTACTTGTTAGTTTAATTTTCATTTATTTCCTTTGCCCAATCTGCTTTATTCCATGAACGTTCGTGAATAAAATACAAAATACTATTTGCTACTATTGCAAATCCAGCAAAAGCCAAACCAGCTTTCCAACTACCACTTGTCCACCATGCACCTAAAAAATTACTTGCTGTGACAGTAATTCTCCATGAAATAACTTTTGCAACACTTCTAGGAATTCTCTCATTCCACTTAGGTTTTTTAAACATAATATATCCTTTAATAATTTAAGCTGCCTGTTTAATGCTATCAACCAGTCCTGGTGTAAAATAATTTTGATATTTTGTATATACCTTCTCAGTAATTGATTTAAATTTTTCTTGTTCCGCTTTTGGTAAATCAATTACTTTAATTCCATCAGCAATACAACGCTGCTTTACCAATTCAACATCTTCGACAGCTTCAACACGTTCTGCTTGTGCTGCTTCATATGCAGAAACTTTAATGGCTTCTTGGTGTTGTTTTGATAACGAATTCCAGAAGTTTTCATTGATAATAATTCCAGTTAAAAAAAGGCTGTGTTCTGTATTATTAATGTATCCACACACCTCATTTTGATTCATGCCATAAACTCTCGGATAAGTGCTTTCACCGCCTTCAATGACTCCTGAACGAACTTCCTGGGGGATGTTCTCAATTACCATTGGTACAGGAATTGCACCAACGGCTTCAAATGTGTCGTATGCGATTGGAGACTTCTCGCTTACTCGTAGTTTCATACCCTTGAAATCTTCTACGGCGTTGATTGCTTGTGTTGATGGAATAATTCTGAATCCACCTGAGTAAGTAAACGCTAAACCACGAACAGCACTTTGCTCGTTTAATCGTTTCAAAAGATCCATACCAATCTCACCATCGAGAATTTTTTTGGCATGGTCGTGATCTTTAAATAAAAATGGCAAGTCAAGAACGTGCATATCTTTTAAGTATTTGCCTAATTGTGGTGTATAACACTGTGTCATTTCAATATGACCGTTCTCAACCTCACCCAGCACATCGTTGTGTGTAAGGGGCTTTTGAGAGAAGTCGATCATGCTGTTGTATTGGCTTAATGTATAAACTTTAACGTTCAATTGCCCGTCTGTCATGTCACTTAACTTTTCTGAGAATTTGTTTGCTGCCCTCAGAAATAACTCAATAGGTTCGTGTGCAATAACCCAGTTAATAGTTGTTTTCATACAAAGTTCTCCTTTAATTTAACTCCCATGTATTTATACATATAAATAACACATGGATATTTATATTGGCTGTAAAAAGATTGATCTATAATAAAGCCACTATTTTAGGAGAAAAGAAATGGCAATTACATACACGTGGAAAGTAACAAGTCTTAAAGTTAAAGATGTTTCAGATGCAAGACCAAGTGCCGTTGTTCAAACATACTGGCAAAAAATCGGTACAGATGAAAACGGTAATCAAGGCACATTTAGCGGAGCAACACCCTTTACATTAGATCCAAATGACGATTCTGGTCCGTTCATTCCTTTTGCAGATTTGACAGAGGAAGATGTTCTGGACTGGATTAAAACTGTTGTCGTTGGTTCATATGAAGAACATGTAACTGGTAAAATTCAAGAACAAATTAACGAAAAAATTAATCCTGTAACTGAACAATCGTTGCCCTGGGCACCACCTGAAGCAAACACAACACCTATAGCACCTGTTTAATTTAAAGGAGATATACAATGGACGTGAAATATACATTATCTGATTTGACAAATGAAGAAGTAAATATTATTATTGCTGGAATTATGGAACTGCCCGGCAAGGTTGGTTTCAATGTTTACGGAAAATTGAGGGAACAACTGGAACAACAGTCGCAACAAGCACAAAACGCACCTCAAGGACCACTCTCCTCAAAGCTCGTTAAATAAAATATGAACGGCGAATGGTGTTATATTGACAAATGTTTCTCCTCTAGTTTTTGTAAAAAAGTTTTAGATTTAGGTTCAACTCTATCATCGCAACCTGCCGCAGTGGGTGTTGACGGGTTAGACTCAAGATCTGATACATCCTACAGGCGAAGCAACGTGAGATTCATTGATAAAAGAGACTCTAGCTTTGAGTTTCTTTTTAATGAACTGTGGAGGGTTGTTACACCAATTAACGATCAGTGGTTTAACATCCACATCTCCAAACTAGACTACATTCAACTAGCAGAATATAATGAACAGCAACAAGGCGAATATAAACGTCATCGTGATGTTTTTTGGATGAATGGCGACCCCAAATATCACAGAAAGATTTCCGCTGTTGTTCAGCTTTCTGATCCTACAGATTACGAGGGGGGAGAGTTACAGCTGTTCGATGTTGGCGAAAATCCTAATCCTGAACATATTAAAAATCAAGGATCGATTATTTTCTTTCCCTCTTTTGTTCCGCATGCAGTAACACCTGTTACGAGGGGAACACGACATTCTTTAGCTATATGGTTTGATGGTCCTAAGTGGAGGTGATTGTGAGTAATATTGTGCCGCCTTTCTATATTAATAAAATTACTACCAAAAAACTTTTTGTTGTTGACAATTTTTATTACAACCCTGATGAAATAAGAAATTTTGCTCTAGGGGTGGATTACATTTCCGATTTGAGATATTTCAAAGGACTTCGAAGCACAACATCGTTTAGACCACCTGGTTTAAAAGAAGTTTTTGAATCGATAATTGGGGAAAAAATCAATGTGTGGGATTACGGAAACAACGGTTGTTTCCAAATCTGCACAGCTGAAGACCCTCAGGTATATCACAATGATGAGCAACGTTGGGCTGCGATGATATATCTGACACCTAATGCTCCTTTTCAAAGTGGGACTAGATTACATAGTTCGAAATTGACAGGAGCACGTCATTTGGCAGATCCTAATTTCTGTGGATCGTTTGCTGGTGGTTTTTATGATGGCACAAAATTTGATACAGTTGATGATGTAGGAAATGTTTATAATAGACTTGCAATTATGGATGCTAAATGCATTCATTCTGCTGGCCCCTATTTTGGGTATGACAAACCAACAGGAAGATTGACACACCTGTTCTTTTTTGATTGATAAATTATGAAATTTAGCTTGATTACGCCTGAACACAAAAAGGCAAATATTCCTTTTTTGATTGAACTGTACAAATCAATACAAGATCAAACGTATACAAACTGGGAGTGGGTGATATACACTAACGGCGAGTTTACCCCCCAAAACGTTCCTGATTTTATTCGAGACAACAATCGAGTTGTAGTTGTACCTCAAAAAGAAGTTAATACAAACGTTGGAGCAATAAAACACGCCGCGTTTCATTGTGGTACGGGAGATGTTCTTGTTGAAATGGACCACGATGATATACTCACACCTGATTGTCTTGAGGAGTTGTATAAAGCATATCAGGATCCAACAGTGGGTTTCGTGTATAGCGACAATGCCGTTCTCCATATGCAAGATCAATTTGTTCCATATGACTCTGGGTATGGTTGGAATCACACAACATTTGATTGGCATGGTCGCAAATTAATCCAAATGCACAGCTTTGAACCGTCAAGCCATAGCATGAGATTAATTTGGTATGCACCTGATCATGTTAGGTCATGGAGAACAAGCGTATATAAAGAGATTGGTGGGCACAACAAAGATCTCTCGATTTGTGATGATCATGAATTGTGTATAAGAACATATTTGAACACAAAAATGGTTCGTATTCCAAAAGTACTCTACATCTACAGAGTGACAGGTGATAATACGTGGCTTGAAAGAAACCAGGCAATTCAAACAAAAACTGTTGAGTTGTTTCATCATTATGCTCAAAAACTCGCAGAACGTGATGCACAATTAAAGGGTCTTCTTGCTGTCGATATTGGCGGTGGTTTAAATCCATATCCTGGGTATCTTGCTATCGACTTACGGAAGGATGCTGATATTGTTCACGATTTGAACGACGGTATTCCTTTACCTGAGAACAGTGTTGGTGTGTTGAACGCAAGTCATATTATTGAGCACTTGCATGACAAAAATAAAATTATGTCCGAGATTCATCGCGTTCTAGCACCAGGTGGCTGGGCATTCATTGAGGTTCCAAGCACTGATGGTCGAGGAGCATTCCAAGATCCAACCCACGTCAGCTATTGGAATGAAAACAGCTTTTTGTACTACACAGACGCTTATCTTGCTAATTTTATTGATAACAAAACAATCAGATTTCAAGAACACAGAAAACAAACGTGGTTTCCTAATGACTGGTTGAAAAATCTCAATGTTTGTGTCACAACAGCATGGCTTGTTGCTATTAAAGATGGAATGGAAAGAATCCCCGGAGTTTTAAAGATTTAACCAGACTCTAGGTAATATAAATAATCTACAAACACGTAGATACGGGAGTTTTTATGGCTATTCCAGCAACAAGAGCAGATTTCAAAGAGTATTGCCTAAGAAAGCTGGGAAAACCGGTGATTGAAATCAATGTCGATGATGATCAAGTTGAAGACAGAATCGACGAAGCAATCAAATATTACTGGGATTACCACTTTGACGGCACCGAAATGGTGTACTACAAGCATCAGATAACCAGCCAAAATAAATCAGACAAGTATATTACAATGCCAGATAACATTATTGGTGTTGTTCATTTGTTTCCAGTTGGTGATCCTGCTGTCTCTTCTGATGACATGTTTAACATCAGATATCAGATTGCTCTAAACGATTTATACACGCTCACATCAGTTTCAATGATTCCATACTACATGGCAATGGAACACATTTCGTTATTACAAGAAATGCTTGTTGGTAAACAGCCAATTCGCTACAACAGACACAGAAATATTCTTCATTGTGATATGGATTGGGATAAAGTCAACGTTGGCGATTATTTGCTTGTTCAAGCATATCAAGTTGTGGACCCTACAACGTATACAGATATGTGGGGCGATCGCTGGTTGCAAAACTATTGTTCCCAGCTGATTAAAAGACAGTGGGGCACGAACTTAACCAAATTCACTGGTATGCAGCTTCCTGGTGGCGTTCAGTTTAACGGCGAAAAAATATACAACGATGCCCAAGAGCAACTTGACAAGATGGAAGAAGAAATGATTCGCTCATACAGTCTCCCAGTAATGGATATGGTGGGTTGATAAGTGGCAACAAATTTTTATTTCAACAACTTCCAATCAAGCCAAGAACAGGTCCTGATTGAAGATCTTGTTATTGAATCAATTAAAATATATGGACACGACGTCAAGTATATTAAAAGAATAATTCAAGATAAAGATAAAATTTACGGTGAGGATAAACAAACCTCAAAATATATCCAAGCAGTAGAAGTAGAAATGTACATTAAAAATGTAGAGGGATTTGCTGGAGAGGGTGATTTTCTTTCTAAATTTAATCTTGAAATTCGCGACCAGATTACATTTACGCTGGCACGCCGCGCATTTAATAACGAGGTTGGTAACTACATTGATCTAGATAGGCCTCGTGAAGGGGATCTGGTTTATTTCCCTCTCAATCGAAAAATGTTTGAGATTAAGTTCGTAGAGCACGAATCTGTATTTTATCAAATGGGCTCTTTGCAGATGTATGATTTGAAATGTGAGCTATTTGAGTATAATTCAGAATATTTTGAAACTGGTGATCCAGAAATTGATTCGTTGTATGAAAATAACTTTCTTGGTAAACCTGTACAAGATATTCTTATCACTGACGATCGTTATGAAACATATCTCAAAACAGAAGCTGGTGACACTCTTACAACTGAAGGTGATGAGCTTGAGGCAATCGATCCTGCTGCTGACAATGAGTCAATACAAACAGAAGCTGACGACTTCCTCGACTTTTCAGAAGCCAATCCTTTTAGTGAAAGCGGTAGGTTCTAATTATGTTTGGACACAAATTTTATCACGGTTCAATTCGCAAATATGTGACGTTGTTTGGTACACTGTTTAACGACATTGAAATAGACCGTTTATCCTCAACAGGAAGCATTTACCAATCTATTCGTGTGCCACTTGCATATGGACCAAAAGAGAAAGTTCTTGCTAGGTTAGATCAGGATCCAAACCTCAACAGAAAGTATGCTGTCTCGCTACCACGTATGGCTTTTGAGCTGACCAACATTAACTATGACGCGAACAGAAAACTACCAACAATTAACAGAAATGTTAGTGTTGATGGAAATATAAGCAAGCGTGTAAAAGCACAGTATATGCCTGTGCCATATGATTTCATGTTCACGCTATCTATAATGGTTAAAAACGCTGAAGATGGTACAAGAATCCTCGAACAAATATTACCTTTCTTTACCCCAGAGTGGACCCCCACAATCAACGTAATACCTGAAATGTCAATTTCCATGGACATTCCCGTTGTTCTTCTCGATGTGATTTCTGAGGATAGGTACGAAGGTAATTTTGAAGAACGTAGATCATTAATTTGGACACTGAACTTTTTAATGAAGGGTTATTTGTTTGGTCCTGTTACAAAAACGGGCGTTATTACGCTTTCAGATGTGAATTTTATGGATGCTACCTTATACGATAATATAGATACCGCTGTTAGTGTGGCACCAACACTTGAAGAAATTGAGATTAAGCCTGGTTTAACTGCAAACGGGCAGCCAACATCGAACGCATCGCTCTCGGTTGATCGCAATCAAATTAGTG